TAATTGTTTCCATAGCATTATTATAGCATTTTTACTAGTTTCTCCTGGATGCTCATATATTGATATGGCTGATACTTGGTAAAATTTTGCTCCACTATGAAATTTTAGAAATTGAAATAACATCCTACAGTGTTTCTTATATAGTCAACTTTACATATGGGTCTATCTAGGGGTATTATTATAATAAATAAAGAGGTATCCTATGTCGGAGTATATACAAAATTACGAACAGTCAAACAGCAATGATCAGAGTGCAAAAATTGATGCTCTTAAAGATATACCATTTTCAGGTAATAAAATAGAGCAAACCAACGAAAATGAGCTTCGACATCGAAGTAACGGTGAGAAAGCTCAGAGACTAATGGAGTTATCAAAGATAACTGAATTACGTCAAAACGAGGAAGCTTTTGACAATAGGATACAGGAGTTAAATCGTGATGGTGCTTATAAATACCTTATGACGCTCAATGGTATTTTGCGTGGAGTTGACAGATCTGAACGCGGCGTAAGGAGCAATATACAAGTCGGTGAACATATGGCTCCATCTCGAAAGGTCCAGGGGATTATCTTGAATGATATTACGGAGTCATTAAAAGGAATAAAAGATAATCATTATAGAGCAACCCTCGCATATTATACGGTTAATAATTTACATCTTTTTGCTGACGGCAACGGAAGAACTTCAAGAGCGGTATACGAGATATTTGATAACCCTAATTTCAATTTATCCGGAGAGAATTTTGTTCATAAGACAAATTTAGTGGATGAATCGAGCGGGCATGGGAAATTTGAAAGGGCACATGGTATTCAATCCACTATGACGGCATATCAATTAGCTCGCGGTATTTTAGCTGAAAAGTGGGCTAGAGATGACAAAATAGACCCGCGTATTAACGAGATGAATTCGAGGATAGAGATACTCTTTGGTGAAACACCAGATGTGTATCTGACTGATGATGCGGAAAATAATTTAACTCCTCAAGAAAAAAGGTCTATCAATTTAGCCTTTCATGATGGTGATGTTGCTTTTTTATCGTTATGCAGAATGCTTAAGATAAAGGGGACTTCTGATGAAGTGATATCTAATAGTATAAAAACATCTCCTAATAGTACCAATAAATTTATGGCAGTAGAAATAGAAAAGAGGGACTTTGATACCGGTGCACCAAATGAAAAAAGTCATCAAACTTTTAGTGGCTGGACGGCTGACGATTATAGGACTTTCTTAGAAGGATTTCAGATAGTTCAATTAGAAAGTCAACGAACACTTAATGATGTATTTAGTAACCCAGAGAATTATAAAACTTCCGATGGAAGAACATGGGCTGATTGGCTTAGTAAAACTCAAGAATAAATCGGAAAAGAAAATACCCCCTATAACTAGGAGGTATTTTCGTTTTTCTTAACACTGATCATTGTTATTGTTCAGCGAAAGCCTGAAGCATTGGTTCGGGATTGAACTGAATCAAGGTGGATTGGTTAGTAATCCACATCTTCAGATAATCGGGGTGATTCTTGAGATAGTTATACTCCTCAACCTTCATAATACGTGGGTCACGTGTAGCGAAACTTAGTCCGTATCCATCTTGATTGTCGTCAGTGTGAACTTTTTCATTGGCGAGAATAGAAATATAGTCTTCGTGATGCTTGCAGCCGGCAATTACTCTACCAGTAACAAAAGTATTCTTTTTAAGTAAAGTTTTATCGCCGTTATCTTGAATAAAACATACTACTTCTTCACCGACATTAAACCACCACTGATCAGAGCGAATAGTGGTAAGAAGAGGTTTTGGCTCTGCCTGCTTTATGGCTTCAAGAACCATCTTCATGGAGTTGTAAGCTTTATCTTGTATCTGAGCTAATTGATTTTTGTTATTTTTAGAAATATTAATCTCAGGATAAGGAGAGCTAATTGCGCAAGCTGCCATCATCTCTATAGTTAGATAATATTTTGCTACAGTTTCAAGGTTTTCAGTACCAAGAAAAGGTAATTCAAAATCAACTGGTAATTCAATATTTCCTAAGTAATCAATAACAAGGTCCCTAGCGTTAATTATTTGATTCGTCATAGCGCAAATCTCCTTTCTTTTATAGGACTCGATCTGAATCAATATGATAGAGGTTATTTGCTGCTTAGCAGCGCAGGAAATACAAGGTTTATATTCCCTACGCTGCCAAGTATTAGACAAAACAAACGAAAAACGATATTAATGTACGATGGATTAAAACCACGGTTGTTATATTGTAGCATAATCAGCTTATTTTGTCAAATAAGCATAATAGGTTTGAAAGTTTGGATTTCTCATTGGAATCTCCGGAAAGTTATTATATCACTTAAAAATTTTCCATGATAGTAAATTACCACGGTTTCTATTTTTTAAGTGTTAAAGAGTTTTAGCTTGGATTGATGACTTCGCTAAGATATCTTTAGTGTAGCTAAAATACGTCATTTTGTCAATAACAATATTCTGGTCATGCAGATAGTTTTCCACAACCATCACTAATCTGCATGACCAATATTATCTCTTATTAAGCCGTGGTAAATTTATATTTATCGAAGAAATATTCCAAGTGTCCTTCTAATCCATGAACGTATCGTTCCGTAGTTTCAATCCTCGCATGTCCTAACATTTCTTTAGTCTCCATCAGTGAAGCACCATGTTTTTGAATATCGGTTGCGAAAGAGTGGCGTAAAGCGTGCGGATAGAAGTTTTTGAATCCAGCTTGGTAAAACGGTTTTCGCATCAAATATCGTATATCTTCAACCGACATTGGCTCATTCTTTCCGGGTGTTCTTACCCAAATAAAATCGCTTATTCGGTTTCTTTGAATCCAATCATCTAAACGAGTCTTAGCCTCTTTACTCATATACGATTCACGAGCTTTTGAGCCTTTACCGATAAACGTTACCATTCGTCCGTTAAGATTCATAAGACGTAAGTTGCGTAATTCGGAAATCCGAAGTCCACAATCAAAGCAAAGCTTAATTAAAAGCCACTCTAAATGATCAGCATACCTTAACACTTGTTCAATTTGTTCTCTAGTGTAGTAAACACGACGGGGTGGTTGTTCTTTACATTTAATGATCAATCGTAATTTTAGTTTCGGAAATGATATTCCCATGTCTTGAAAATATCGAAGCATAGCGACTAAATTAACTAGCCTACTATTAATTGTTCTACCAGAACATCCACGAGCAGTTTGCTCTGCTATCCATTCATTGATGTGCTTATTTGATAATTCACTAAGACTGTCAATCTTAATTGTTTTGAGGAACTCCCTACAAATCCATCTTTTTCCGTGAAGAGTTTGCTCACTCATACGACGAACATTCTCGCAGTAATTCAAATATTCATCAATTTGCTTATCTATTTGTCTAATATTTTTCATACTTTCCTTTATTGAAAGAAAAGCCCCAAGCTCAGCTAATCACCAAGCAAGAGCTTGGGGAGCTTTTCATGTCTAAATTAAAATTAAATTATTTTTTTAGTTAAGCCTATTACTATTGGTATATATGGTTATATGGGTGTGCGGATTTCGCACACTTAACAGGGGTCGGGAAGTGTGCGGATTTCGCACACTTCATGGTACTTTTCCACAGATTTATCCACAAAAAATGGGGTATTTTTCCACAAGTTTTCCACAGATTTTGCATAGTTTTCCACAGGTAAAATTTGACAAATAAAGAGAGGTATGCTTCTTCAGCTACCTCCATAGTTTTTGCAATTTAATCTAAATTATTCTAAGTAATTTGACTCCTGAAAAGACTCTCTGACCTCGTTTAACATCATCAATGTCTATTAAACCTAAGTCAACAAGCTTATGATTTAAACGGTAAAATTGAAACCTATCAAGTCCAAAGTCTTGTAATATGACACGATTAGAGATCCTAGCATACCCATACTTATCCGGCTTAAATCGTGATATATAATCTTTCAGCGAGTAATACCAACTCCACGCTACTAAATCACCATTAAAAACGGTGGAGAGCGTCCTCTTGTCCATCTTGACGTAATAGCTATTAGTCGACATTTTACCTCGCTTATGATTGTGAGGCTATTCCATGAGAAAGCCCCCTCGTAATTTAAACGAGGAGGCTCAAACTCCATTACATCAATTTCCTTGAGTTTAATAAAAATTACACAATATGTCAATCCTTAATTTTAGCCCAACGAGCCTGCACAGCTCTTCGAGCTGCTTCAGAACGTTGCTTAGCGCTAAGGCTTTTATTTGGCAGATTCTTAGCCAACTTAGATGTGTATTCATCCCATTTATCAGCTTTATCTTTTAGTTCATTATATTCAGTTTTTGGGATGGTAATATATTCAATATCGTTATTCATGTTCCTCCTAATAGTGGTAAAGACTTGACTATTTAGTTATGTCTTGCTAGAATGGAGTTGTTATGTTAGATTACTTTCGTCTTCGTGGGGCGAAAGTAATTTTTATTTCAAGTCTTAATCGAGAGATTTTGAATGAAATACTCATAGCTTCCTCCTTTCTATCATTTTTTAATGTGCCAATGTCTTTACCACTATCTTAATTATACACCACATGGCGTATAAAGTCAAGGGAATTTATCTATTTTTTAATAAAGAATTTATTGTGCTTTTGTGTACTCTACGATTACATGCCACTTTTTTGTTTTACTAATAGCTGAACCGACTTGAAAAGCGATATCACCAAGTTTTGGACGAATAGAGAAGCCACCATGCCATCCCCCATCAACGCCATTAGCGCTATTCCCATAAAGCCATGGAATTGGGCGCCATTCATTGTAGTCAGAAAATGCTTCACAGTGAGCAAATACAACGGTATCAATGATATTCGCCTCAGCTAGCTTTGTCGACGCAGGAATATATCCAGTACCTTTAACTACTTTACGGTAGATAGTTTTACCATCTTCCCATATACCTATAATCTGTTCATCGGTATTATATTTGTTATTTAATTTAGACAATGGAATCATACCATTGCCACCCTGTTAAATTACATAATCATGGATATGATAAATAAACTTATTCTTGATCGAGTTGCAATTTGGAAACCAAAATTAAATGATGAGTTTTCCGTTCGTCAATCACCGGCTGGACGAACTTATTTTGAGTATAATATTGCAAAAACTACTCAAGTTCCGACATATCGTTACGCCAAAAATTACACTACTGGAGATAAAAATGTCGTCAAGTTTTGTTTAATGATTTTGACAACTTCAGAATCCGAAAAGATCATTGAAAACTTCTTAGATAACGTTGCTAAACAGATTGATATTGCTTTGGCTCAGCGAGTTGTGATGACTGCAACTGATACTAGCTTTGAGTACACAGATTTTTATTTTAATGAGGAGACAAAATAATGGCAGCAACTTTACCATACCCTAATATGGATTTTACGCCACTCGATGTTCTAACTGCAGCAGAGATGGATCAGATGGTCGCTAACGACAAGTATTTAGCTGATTTTTGTACTGGTTTAGCGAATGGAACTAACCTCGAAAATGGTATGATTCCACTACGTAAATTAAAGCCTAACTATTCAAAAGAACCGATAGAGGTTGGTACCTGGATTGATGGTAGGAAAATTTATAGAAAAGTCTATTTTGGAAAAGGGGATGTTCCTAAAGAAGTGTCTGTGGCAAATTGTGCAACCGTCATTGATATGAGAATGGTTGTTAAGAACAAAGCAAATAATGGGTCTTGGAGAACTGTACCTTGGCTATATGACACAAGTGATAATAACTGGGTTGCTGGTTTCTATATGGATTCGTTGCGAAAAGTAGTAGTAATGCAACTTAAAAATAACATGGCTAGTGCTTATTGGTGGCACTTAGTCATTGATTATTGTATCGATGTAAGCCCTGAATAGGCTCATTTTATAATTTCAATAGTCATAAAAGTATTTATTTCATTGATATTGCGTGAGTCAAGGTTTTGAAGCCAGAAAAAATCACCGCTAGATACTGGTACTAAAACAGTCGCAAGTGCAGCAGTCCCAAATCCTGACGTCATAGTAGTGATTGTCCTAGTGTGTGGGACTGGTTTTCCTTTCTTCATTAATTCAAACCAGCCATAATTCACTCCATTTTGTTGATAATAAACAGAAGCTGAAACTTTTACATAGCTTATACCTTCGCCAATAACAATTGAGCTATCACTCAGAGATAAACTATCTCCGACCTTGTTTTCTATCTTACTAAGAGGAATCTTCGCTCCAGCCCCAATAGGCTGTTGATATGAATCTCCACTAATTACTGTAATGCATGCACTTTTTAATTTACGTAGTGGAATCATACCATTGCCACCCTATAATTGCTTACGCTATAGTCATATGAATAACGATTCAGCCCTATATCAGAAACTAGGCAAGATGGAAGCAGATATTAAAAATATCGGTGATCTTGTAAATGAGGTAAACCATAAAGTTGATACATATAATGTTATTTCTCAACGAGTTACAGTTCTAGAAGAACGAGCCACAGACCGATCCAATAGGCTTCATAAGCTCGAAGAAAATCAAGCCAAAATTGTTTGGGCAATCGTGATGGCAGTTCTTAGTGCAATTTTGAAGTTTGTAGTTATCGATGGGGTTCATCGATGAAAAAGACGAATTGGCTATCAATTTTGGCTTGGGGAGGATTGATGTTATTTAATATCTTATTTTGGTTATTCATGATCTTGAATGGATGGTTTATCCAAGCATTGATCTCGTATCTCGTTATTGGGGTGCTATTTATAATCTTTATGTTTAAGGAGTTAAAATGAGCTTTAAGCAAACACTATATCCTAACCTAGATGACAAAAAGTTAGTCGTTTATGATCAGGGTAAACCTCTGACAAGCTGGCTCTTGTGGTGTCTGGCTGTCGCCCAGAAAACCTTTAACGTTACTCCATTCGCAGAGTCTGCTCAAATTGCATGGAGCTGGAATAATACTAAGCATCAAGACCGTAATCTCCCAGATGGCTGTTTTGTGCCTATTTGGTGGACTGGCGGTTATAAGAACTATGGTCATGTGGCTATTGCTAAGCGTACTGGGAACCGTATTCAAATTTGGTCAAGCCCATATACTCGTAAACCATTTTTCGATTATTTTGAAGGCGAATTAAATACTACTATCGATACTGTCTCTCGTATTTATAGTGTTGCTTATGCAGGCTGGACTGAAACGATGAATACTACTCGTGTAGTTGAGTGGGTCAACTCACGACAACTAAAATCTAACGAAGAAATCGCAGCCGAAGTCTGGCAGAATAAATGGGGTAATGGACAAGAACGTATTAACCGTTTAACTAGTGCAGGTTATGATTGGCGCGTTATTCAATCTCTTGTAGATAAAGGAGTTGGTAAACCTATTGAAAAACCTTCTGAGACACCGCAAGAATTACCAAAGCAACCAGAACAGCCAGCTGAGCCACCTAAGCCTGAGCCAACGCCAGAAACGCCTAATGAAAATTCACAAGAAAAGGAGAAACAAATGGAAGAAAATAAAACGGAAAATATCAACAAAGGCGAGCAGAAAGTCGAAGAAAAGGAGAATAAGGAGATAAAACCTATGAAACCTACACTAACTGATGAGCAAATTAGCAAAATCAATGAAGAATACATGAGACTAGCTAACGCTTCAACTGAAGTTATCGCAGAGGCTGGATCGGGGTTTGAATTCAGTGATAAAACTAAAATTGTTGCATATTTAGTTGGAGACTTCTTACTTTTAGGCTCTGCTATCACGCCACAAGTTGTACTGGCTATTATGAGCCTTAATGATAAGAATATGACAGCCTTTGGAACTGCTTTGGCAAGCATCCTAGCGACCTTAGGTTCACAGATTTTATTGATTTTTAAGCTTTTGAAGAAAAAGAAATAAAATTTAAATTACTCTCAAAAAACTACCCCTCTATCATAGACGATAAAGGGGTTATTTTAGTTTAGATGATAGTTTTATCATCTAATAGGAAAAACTTCTCAAAATGGCTTAGGATGGCTAAAACGGCGATATGGACAAATTAAGCCATGCTTGTATGTTGATATCGGGGATTTGTGCATACGGATTTGAGTTTTCTGGTGTCATAAGTCTTTGAAACACTGCAAAAAGCCTGTAATGATTGACATCTAGTCTATGAACACTCACAAAAATCTCTGCCTCATGATTCGGCAAAATTATTGTGTAATTTGATGACAAAAAGTTTGCCTCTAAACTTGTCTTTATAGTTACATTCTCGAAGAAGACACCAGATGGAGAATCTTTGACCGTTTGCCACGAATCGCCGGTCTTATAGCTTCCTGCTGGAATATTGAGTTCAAAATAAATCTTATTCTTCTGCTTTTGAGCCGTAAAATCACTATTCTGTAGGAAATTAGATATCCTCGAAGTCGTCATATTTCATCTCCATATATATGGTAATAAAAAGTTTCTCTTGATGAGCTATTTGATTTATTACAAATGATATATTGCTTGTCATTGATTAGCGCACCTAGATAGCCGTCATTATTGGTAGATCTTGTAGTAGCCTGTGGCATAACACAGTTATGATAACCCTGTGAATAATTGCCGACTTGACCAACTCTCCAGAGTCTAGCTTGAGGAATATGTCCAAGATTATGATTAATAATTGAATCGGTATCAGCTTCAACTGTTATTTTTCTCTGCTCCAATATTTTAGGATAATTAAAATCAGAGTTAAGCCTAAAATTAGTAATATCATCTACATTATCTACTTCGCCTTCATAATCTGGCGGAACGAATCCGGTTAATCTGAAATAAAAAACAGTCTCAAACGAATTATTATGTGAGCAATTTATATAGATATTATGGTCATCCGCTCCAATATCAACTACGAATGGTGGCTGACTACTACCATAAAAAATAGGGATTTGAGTCGATAAATCAAAAGCCGGATTAAAATTAGCATTAGTAGACCATTGACCAATAATGAGAGGGGTAAATGGTAAGTTATGCGGCACTATTTTCTTATTTTCGTTCCAATACTGACCAACTGGCACATTTATATCAGTAGATAATTTGAGGGCAAGTATCGGTATAGGGTAATCGCTACTCATTATAAAATTTCTAGGTTGAGTCATTATTGATTAAGCTCCGTAATCACATCAACGTTTGGCTTTGATATGTATTGACCGAATCCAGTTGGTGATTTTTCGGAACCAAGATAATAACGTCTAACGTTATTGCCATCCCTCACAATAATTTCCCCTGCTGTCTGATCTATGATCATTTTGCCGTCATTAGACGACGTAATCACATTGCCTGAATATTTTACTGTTTTTTCAATTGTCATATCCTCTCCTTTCTACCCCAATACATCAGTACTATCTAATGCCGATTGATCTAAAATGAATGGCGAAACAACCGTTGTTTTCTTGAGTGTCAGAGTGGTTTTTAATTGTGAATCGCCAAGCGACATTTCAATGCCTATAATTTGGTAGTTCCCAACAAATTCTTTAAAATCTACCGACACAATATCATGAAGTTGAAGTGCTGGATTGCCTTTGACTTCTAATTTCAAAATTGGCGAATAATTGGTATATTTCTTGAGGATGTCTGTGGCGTAGCTATCAATATTCTTATAGTTACCAAAGCAATCGTTATCGTTAATCTCTAGCGCCTGAACGCCATATTTCTCGACAGACTCGCTATCATGAGCTTCATATTCTATTGGACTGCCAGAAACCTGCTTAGCTGGTTCACCAAAAATCTGTAAGAAATTTACAGAAACTGGGAAACTATTAGTGTTGGCGAATGTAAGCTTCATTGAATCAGCAAATAATGTGCCAGTAGCTGATACTTTTTCGGATACTGATTTACCAGCTAAATCTACAGCAGTAAAGTTTGAATTATCGGAGTTGCCTTTTAGGACTGGATTGACTGAACATTGCCAGATTGGATCGTCGAACGAAATCCATACATCTTTGGTGCTATTTGCCGGCAATCGGTAAGCATCTTCCTTAGATTCACCAGAATATCCGTTGGAATTGTCCATTGTGAAAATAGACTGAAATGCCTGAACAGCGCGGATTTCACTTTTGACTTTAACAGTATTTACAATACTGTCGGTGCGACTTGGCGTGGCTTTAATAATTGTTGTAGCATTAAATGTCATTACTGGTTGTTTACCGATAATCGAAGTTCTTGGCTGAAAACGGATAATGCCTTGTTCATCAAGCCACATCGCACCGTTTTCGGCTTGGACTAGCTCTTTTAAGGCATTACCGGCATTTTTGCCAGACGCGAAATAAACAAATGGAATGACGTTGAGTCCTGCTGATAATTTGTACATTGCAGGGTCAAGCCCAAACTGGTTCAAAATAGTAGCAATAACTTGGTCGGTGCGAACATTTCGCATCATCACCATATTTTTGAGGCTCATCTCGCCAATTTCACTCAAGAAATCCATAGCAGTGAAACTTACAACTTCGTCTAGGTTTCCGTCATATGTTGGTAAACCTTGAGTAAGCCCAACGAAAACTGGTGCTAAACCACCACTTTTAAAGCCCATATAGAGCCGGCATGGACGTTTTGGCAAGATATACTTTCCGATTGGCGAGGCGCTTCCATCTTCACTGAAGCTGAAGCGTTTATCGTAATTATTTAGCTCAAAATCAGCAATACAGCTTTGAATATTGTACGGAAACTCCACAGAACGTGAGAAGTTCATGGAAATGAGACATTCTTTTAAAAACATATAGTCATAAGCATCCCATAGCTGAATTGGATTTTGGTCGCTCGATCCAAGAAGGTCAGCGCTGTCTAATGCTGATTGATCAAGTGTAAACCACTTGATCCCAGTATTTCTTTTCTTAGTGAACGAAATTGCCACATCCCAATCTAGCGGTCTAACTGAGGCTGCTGCTAGTTGATGGAATTTATCTGAGACGGTGATCATAATTGTGTCGATTCCCTGAACGATACTTTTACATTTTCCACCATTCCACAATTATTGATGATTGCTTGATCGCTTAGCTCCATTCTTGCCACCATATTATCAACACCGAGTTCAGGAATAGAAATGCGAGGATATTTGTGTAGTTCATATTGACGATTGAAGAAGCCCTCTAGGACGGCATATTCTTCAGCTGATAAAAAATCCCATTCGTATTCAAATGTAAATTTCTTATAGACATAGTCAGTGTAAATATCACCACTTGCAACTAAAACTTCGCTTTTACCAATTTCTCGATTCTTATTAAACGGTGATGGCAATAGTGTATAGGTAATACTCGTATTATCATCTGTGATTGTAAGGGCTAGACTCATGCTGCCATCCTCGCTTTCTTGACTTCTTCATAAGCATCATGGAAAGTAATGGCACATTGCCTCAGCTCGCTCTTGGTGCCGACAACCCCGTTAAATGTAAAGTTGAACGTTTCGCCACCTCCATTTCCATTGCCGGTACCTAATTTTTCTATCAAATTTGCCATCTTGGATTCAGGCACCACCCACTCATCTTCACCAGCTTCGCCTGCCATGATGATTTTACCGCCAGCCGTTGCTGGCACGATTCCACCAGATGCTAAACGTGGGATTTTAAGTCTATCTAGTTTACCGAGATTGACACCTGGAATAGCATTGATGATCCCAATAACACCGTTGATCATATCTACGAAGAAATTAACTGTATTTTCTACTACTCCAAGTATGTTATTTATTGCAGTCTTAAATGCGTTAGAAAACGCTTGTCCAATCTTTTCGCCACCTTGACCAAACATCTCGCTTACCCGTTTCCAGACCTCTGCAAATAAACCGCCTAAAGTAGCAATCAATGCTCCAAAAATCATAGGTACTGCGCGCACAAGCGCCATAAATAAAATTATTGCTGCTGATAATAATTGTGCAATTGTATTTGGATCAATTAAGAACGCGATTATATTTGTAATTATCTGTGGCAACGCATTAGTTAAAGCAGTAAGAATTTGTGGTAATGCTTCAATAATTGCCATAAATAGTTTTACCGCGCCGTTCAGCAACATAGTGAGTGTGGCAGGCTCTGTAAGCTTCGTAACGATAGTAATAATTAAATTAGTAATAGCATCTATTAGGCTAGGTAAAATAGTAACTATTGCATCAATCAGTTTAGGTAAAACTTCTACCAGTGCATTAAATAACTGTTCAATAAGTCCTGGTAATATCTCTATGATCGACATTACAATACTGATTATTGCTTCAAGCACTGGCGGTAATAGCTGACTAACTAATTTCGGAATCTCTGCAATGATAAGCGGTGCAACATTCTGAATAAGTTGAACCATGCCTCCCAAAGCAACTTCAATTGTTGGCAATAAATTTTTACCTACTGCCTCGACTGATTCAACGACGTTATTTAGCAACTTACCAAAATCTTGAGTATCATCAGCAAGCCCAACTACAAGATTGCTCCACGCGCCTTTAAGCATTCCTATACTTCCGCTGATGGTTTCGGCAGCCTCCTTTTGCGTAGTACCTGCAATTCCGGTATTTTCTTGAACTAAATGGATTGCTTCAATAATATCTTGGTAATTACTGATATCAAACTTTTTACCCATCGCTTGTGGGAGCTTTTCAGCATCTTTGAGTAAACGTTCCATCTCGGTCTTAGTACCACCATAGCCAAGTTTAAGGTTATCAAGCATGGTATAGTTTTGCTTGGCAAAACCTTGATAAGCGGTCTGAATCAGCCCCATATCAGTACCCATCTTATTGGCATTATCAGACATATCCGTTACTGCCATGTCTGCATATCTAGCCGCTGCAGCCGTATCACCCTTTAAGCCCTGAAGTAGCGAGGCTGAGAAACCAGTTACAGTTTCCATATATTGATTGGCGGAAAGTCCAGCAGTTTTATAAGCATTGTCTGCATATTGGAATACCTGATTTTGAGAATCCTTAAATAAAGTTTCTACGCCACCAGTAAGTTGTTCATAATCACTAAACGAAGAGATTGATGATTTAAAAATGTTCGTGAGACTAGAAAACGCTGATTGGAAACCAGACATAAGTTTTTGCCCCATAAATCCACCCATGCCAGCCAAAAAGCCATTACCAATGTTTTTTAGACCGTTTTTGAACTTCTCTCCAAAGCCATGGCTAGCTTTTTCACCTGAATCTTTACCGCTTTTATCACCAGCAGAACCCAGTTCAGTCTTCATCGTTTTTTCGACATGAGAAATCTCGGACTTAAAATCCTTAGTATCAATTTTGACTCTATATTCAATTTCGCCAACTACGGTACTGCTGGTACTCATTATTTATTCACTCCATCAATAAATGGTTTCATTCCATCACGAAGCGTTTCGTTGGGATTCTTGCTGAATGCACTGCCAGTACCAACGCAAACGATTCTTGCATAATTCACATAATCACTATGTTTAACTTTTTGCCCTGCATCCACTAAGGCTGATAGCTCTTCCATGGATAATGGCATTTTCTGCTTTTTACCGGTATGTTCATCAAAAGTTTCGATATAGCCACGTTTTGCTGCAACGATCGCTTCCCAACCATAAAGCATGCCTAGTTCAGCTAGTAAATAAGCTACTCTAGATACTTTACCTTTGCGGAATGTGTTGTCTCCAGACATTCGCTTCTTAAAAGCTACTTCTACCGCTTCACGATCTTCTGGAGTCATTAAATCAAGCAGATTTGCCATACTTACTCCTGATTATCAGGTTTTTCACCTACAATCTTTTGATAGATTTCGAGAATGCCCTCAATTGGCACTTTCGCAAGCACTTTGCGAGCTTCATCCGGCTTATCAAACACGCTGTAAAGAATGTCGCTCAAGTTTCTAATAACCTCTTTAACTCTCGTTGTATCATTAGTACCTCGCGCTTCTTTTAATTCGTCGCATAAATCGACGTAAGATAATGTTTGAGCTGAAGACATTGGCGTAACTTTAAACTCTACGCCATCAATCTCGGCAGTGATTTGTTTTGTGTATACTGATGTTGAAATAGATACTGACATTATAATTAAAATCCTTTTTATGCTTAGTATTATGGGTTTATACAGGGTGGCAATAAAAACTTGTGCTTTTCTGAAAATATGTTATAATTGAAGTATTATGGATATGGGTACATTCATTGGAGCATGGACTGTTATCCAAAACAATGAAAAAAATAAGAAGAAAAATAGTCCAAAAACTTATCCAGTCGAGCATTCGATTATCTTATGGCTTTTATTTGGAGGTATTTTTGCCTACATTCCTGTAATCTACTTTACTTTCTCGAAAAAACACAAATGGCATCTATAAAAAATAAGCTCCTACTAAGAGCTTATTTTTAGTTATTAAGACTTTATTGGTGTGCAGTAACTGGAATGGTCTTTTGCGCAGTTACATCCCACTTTGATGGCTTAGCTAAATCACCGGTGCCAACACGGAAATACCCATTATCTGTTGGTTGCATTTGTAGGGTTGCTTCAATAGATACTGCGTCTGTCGTAGATAGTGTCGGATTAAATGTCATATTTACAAGCCCTGCAAAAATGTGAATATCATTATCGTCAGTTTTTTCGCAGACTGGATGGATATTGATAGGTAATGCTTTACGCATACTACAGTTGTTACTACCGAATACAATTGCACCAGTTTTTTGAGCTTCAGCAGTAGGTTTTTGATATGCGTCTGCCCATAAGACTTTTAGGTAATCCAAGTTTGGCAGATAAACGGTAAAGGTTAATTCTGCTGTTTCTGCTTTACCTGATGGTTGCTTACGGGTGCCAGCTTGAGTTTTTGCTTCTACTGTACCTTCAGCATAGTTTGGCGTAATATCGCCAAGACATTTTGCTGGAATAAGGGTATTTCCAATGCTCATTTCCCATTTACCAGCCATGAGTGTTTCGTCCATATATATTCTCCTTTATGGTTATTAGTAATAGATCGTGCCAGTAAACGACCAGACCATTCGTCCATTAGTATCTAATCCTACATTAGTAATGGATGATGGTGGCATAATAGTTACATTATGATACTCCCGGCTAAACACTGGCGGTACAGATGGGAGTGTACAGATATCGTATGAGTTATTTAGGAACTTTCTTATTTTTTCGAGCTTCTGGTAGCTTTCGATGTCGGTTTTGCCTCTGGAGTAAACAATGTAGTCTTGGCGGTTACGCATACCCCTATCTTGAGACGCTCCGACGCTGGCAATATAGATGCCGTTTTTGCCTAAGCCAATTTTCTCCCAGAATAAATCCTGATCAATTTTACCTAGACCGTTATCTTCGAGGAATTTAAGTAATGATAATACTATCATTTCAGAAACTCCTTGAAGCCAAGCTTAGCAACAACATTATCACCAGCTTTTTGCAGATAATACTTAGTATGAGGATTTTTCTTATTCTCAAAGTGTCGACGTCTGGCATATGGCACCCTAGCATCGCCAAACTTAACATGTACTTCGGAATCAGACACAACTTCAACTCGCCCATCACTTTTTAGATCACCGGTTAATTCTGGAGCTAATGCAATAGCATCCATCAGGATTCTATCACCCATAGCACGCAAACCATTTCTCCAGTTCTCTCGTTCGACTCGCTCAAAAAGCTTCGTGTTAGTTCTAATTATTACCGGCATATTCAGCCCTTTCAAGCGTTAAGGTTAAGTGTTCAATTTCATTAGTATCGAAATTACGCCCTTCAGTTACACCAATAATCGAATAATCAGCATTATTATAGCGAATACCGTTGCCGATAATTTGCTCGCAAGTTAAACCAGTAAAATCTTCTGGATGGACGTGAACAGTGTTATTTGATTTCCGTGTTTCTTGGTTACCTTGCGAGACCATGCCTTCTTTAATCTTAACGATACCTCGAAGAGTTTTTTGACCGATGATTCGGTTGCCATAAACCTCACCGCGGCTAATTGTTAGATATTCAAAAGGTGTCTCAACAAACATATCAAACACGGTCATAACATCGTCTTTCCGTGCATAATGCCGCTTGAACATTGACTGTACTTTAAGAGTGTTGCACTTTCATTAGATAGAACTAAACTCATCGGACTTTTCTTGTCAGCTGTATAGTTGATAGAAAAATCTTCTACTCGTTTTGACTCGATTCCATTATTATGCTCAAAATCCTGCGTCGCTTTAATACTGCCAAACATTTTAGCTAGAAGCATTTTGAGGTCAGCAGGAATTGGATTTGGAAATTCATTTAGACAGAGTAAATCCTTTAGTTTTAGGTCTGCTATTTCAAAGTAAATATTAAAGTTCTTAGCTTCAACCTCAGAAAGAGGACGACCAAGCAGAGCAACTACTTCATCTTGTGATAGCACAGGTTTGTAATTATTCATCTGATCGTCCTTTCTTCCTTAGTTTAATTGATTAAGCATGTGCAAATGCGCCGGCAACGGTCTTGTAGCCTTGTGCAGAACCACCAACATAACGCTCAGTAAGCATAACATCTTGGTTTTTGTTGGTGTCGAAATCGGTACGTACGGTTGCAGTAGGTTCACCAATTAAAACGTAACTCTGGTTAGCGTATGCAATAGCCTTGACATCTTTACCGACAAGCTCATCAATTTCAAAGATCTGCTTTACGTCAAGTAAATTAGCAAAGTTAGAGCCTGCTGGGAACATCAAGTGTCCGTCAGAACCTTTAGCTAATTTAAGTTCAGTAGTAAATCCAGTTGGTACAACCAAGATTTTACCGGCGTTTTTCTCGTCCTTGACAGCTCCAACGGCACGGACTGCCAATTCATAGCTGCCCTCTCCAGTTTCACCTGTAACTTTGGTAGCAACATTTGAACCATAACCACTAGTTGCATTGATGTCGGAAAGCATTGGATAAAGACCACGAGTACCTTGTAAGGTAGCCTTATCACCAGTTCCTTGACCGATTAAAGCACCGACGGCGATAGCGTTAGCCACACGTGCTGCTAGTTCTTCAACACGGAAGGCGAGAAGTTCGCCAGTTTCATCATCGTAGAGATCCTGTAAGTCGATTGGAAGCTTTTTGTAGATACCAAGACCTTTGAGATCACGACGAACGTTGGTCAGAGATTGGTCAGCTTTTGCATCACCTTTTTTATGTCCATTAGCGGTATCACTAGTACCAATTGCGTAAACGGCAGCACTTTTAACTCCTACTGTACGGAAAGTTGCCAAAATACCAGGATTATCAACCCATGCCTTGAAGAAGATATTTTCAATCTGGGATGGCATAATGGCATCACCGGTTACACCTTTAGATTTAAGGTTTTCATTCCATTCACGCATGATCTGTTCATTGGAACCACGGTGGTTTTTAAGAACGATATTCTTAAAGTCTACAAGTGCAGCTTTAGTTTTAAGGTAGTTGTTTGCAGAAGCTGGCTGATTAGGCATGGCACCTTTTTCCACAACTGCATCTTTTGCAATTTCTTTATTATTCATAGTTTCTTCCTTTTCTTCATTATTATTAGTTTCGGGTGCTTCTTGAGTTTCACCCTCTGATTCATTAACGGTTTCTTCCCCTGAATTATCAGTGGGAGTTTCGTCAGTCGTTTCAGGTACTTCTGGTGTTTCAGGAGTTTCAACTTCTGGGGCTTCTGGAGCGACCGTGTGGTCTTTTCCATCACCATTAGCATCACCAAAATTGTCGTTTTGTTTTGTCTTCATTCCGTCTCCTAATAAAGATTTAATGGCAAGTAGCCTTGCTTCCTTGTTGGATCCACGATAGACCAGTGAGACCTCAATCACTTCAGCTTTGCTGATTGTTTCGGAGTCAATATTGTAGTCGTAATCAATCATTGTGATTGAGAACGCATTAGACAGATGACCTTCCTCAAGCAGTGTGAGCATTTCTTGGGCGATTTCTCGCTTGGAAATACCAGCTTCAAATGTTAGTTCATTATTCGAGAAGTAAGCAGCACGAATGGAGCCAATCACATCACGAACATCACCGCTGTGGTTCAACATTAAAGGAATATCAATGACTTCGCTTACGCCTTCGCTTGGGATAGCCGAAACAGTAATATCTCCACCACCTTTTAATGGTAAGCGTAAACTTGCTACATCTACATGCTCATAATGACGATCTTCGTTATTAGAACTTGCAACAAAGACAATTCTTCTTTCACCATCAACACTCTTGGTAGAGAGCTTGCCAGTAACTGAAACAATTTTCTGTTTGATTGTCATGTTTTCCTTAGAGTTAATTTAATATTTGCGATTCTGCATCCATATGGACATCTGCTTCATCAAAAACGATTATGTAAAGATATAGGGTGGCAGTAAAACGTGATAAAATAAGCAGTAACATATGGAGGTATTATGTTGCTCGACGAAATTAAGAAAAAAGCACAAGATTTTTATAATAAAAAAATAATCCCAAAATTAAATGAAGCAATACCCAATATCACTGATAAGATAAATGAGCCAATCAATGCATTTAAAATTAATGATAATAACGCTAAAGATGACGAGCTTGATTTTGATTCGATAGAAGATAGCCCAAGAGAAATAGCAACTGTTTATGGTGATTATAAAAACCGTAACACCACTGCATGCCCACATTGTGGACACATTTTTGATGAACCACCTACCCGTGGTAGAAAATGCCCAGAGTGTGGCAATCAGTTTTACGTAAGATCTAATAATAGATTGTTTGCTAGTGATTTGTTAAAACCTCAAGATGTTGCTGCAGCTGATTGCTTTAGCCAGATGTATAATTTTGGAGTAACTATTGATTTTGCAAGAAAGATATTCAAGGATAGGATTAAATCTTTTGATATTGATCCAGCTCCTCGCGATATCATATGGGATATTATGAGAAAATTTCCAGACACTTTATCAAGTGAACCATTAAAGATGGTCGAAATGGCTTCCATGATGAATAAACTCGTGGCTGGATATGAGGATGATTGTGGTAGAGATCCGAGACCATTATTAAAGACTAGTATTGAAAATAACATAGCTTACTGCCAGATTATGCTTGCACAAAATGAAGTCGACCAAGATTATTTGTATGTTTCCAGCTATTGTTGCTGTGATACATGTAGGTCTAGACATGGTAAAAAGGTTAAAATAAAGGACGCCAAAGAAAAGATGCCAATCCCATTTAAGGATTGTCAAAATAAAAGACATCCAAAGGATAAGTATAATTTTTGTACAGCGAATTATACCTGTTCGGATCCAAAATTTTGATTCACTTTTAATCTAATTTCCGATTCAGACGATTGAGGCGTTACGACCTTGAGATTGAAGCGCTTTTTGCAATATGAACATTTTACATTTTGAACAATCAATGTGTTGTCTGTTTCAAACAGATATCTATCACAGTGCGGACATTTGATTTTCATCACTTCTCCACTTCATATTTAACACGACAATGACAATTTGGATGTAAGTCTGCCGCATCGACATCCACAAAGTTATTGTTAAAAATACCACCATCAGTCCCAACAACGTTTCCACCTTTTGGCAAAAATGAGTCTGTTACGAGTTCTCTTTTACCATTCATAGCCTGACAAAACTCACATGGATTTGCGGAGACAGTATGCCATACTTTGTAAATCTTAGCACCTGTTTCATTCATCAATTGACTCATTGCATCAACGCTGGATTTATTAGCAGAACGATGTTCCTCGGTGCGTGCCAACCTCTGCACTCTCCACTCATCAGTGTTCATAATCTCACGTAATCTAGTAGCTAACTCTTCTTTATTTAGCCCCATCTCCTGACCTTGAGCCAAAACATTACGAATACTTTCTGCAGTTTCTTTAGAATATGATTTAGCTACATTTACTAAATATGCTTGATAATCAGCACGAGTTAGAGTTGATACAATAAATTCAGAAGTAGCATCAATCGGGATATTATTGGCTTTAAGTAGTGCAATACCCTCTGTATAGGTTGTTTGACCCTTTACTAACATATAAGCAATAATAAATGCTAGAATTTCTTGTGCAGTTTTATTTGCTTCTTCTTCATCAATATCATTTACGTCTTTATTAAGCTCATTATTCTCAATCGCACGTTCAATCTGACGGTTCATCTGGTCTCTCAAAACAGACGAAACGTCATCAATAAACTTCTGCTCCTGCTTGGTTGGGGTATGAGCCTTATGACTACAAGTGCAGTGATCGTGATGTTTTTCTTGGTTGGTATCAATAGCTTTATTTTTATCCGTGTCATTAGACCGTGTTGAATCAGGAGCGTCTTCTACTTCATCACCCTCATCTACTTCTGGCTTATCATTCACAATAACCGGCTTTACATAGCCCTGTTTAAGCAGTTTGTAGCCCTTAGATAGATTAAATGCGTCAACTACTGAATCGAGTGAGTAGCCATTCATCACTGCCTGGTTGATTAAATTAAACTCAGTCATTTTTCGTTCGGCATCGATCTTTTCCTCATCAGCAATACCAGGGATATCTAAGTCAAAAGTAATAGCATATCCAAGACCACCAGTAACACGATTAAGCTCATGAGTAAGCCTAGAATAAATCTTGGTCGCAAATGGCTCTACGGTATATTTAATAAAGATTTGTTCATCGACGCGGACTGAAGCGTAAGTATTATTATCATTTACGCCACGAATACTTGCTGGCACGCCAAAAGCACTATCAATCTTATCATTAGCCTGCTTAAAAACTGAGTCAAGCGACATATCTTTATTGGATTGAGAAAACGGTACCCATTCAATTTGTGCAGAGGTTGCAGCTCCAGTTGCAGGGTCAATAGGACGATGAGAATAGATAACATTATTATTTCTACCACTTCCACGATGCGAACTTTGCATTTTAGCGACAATATCTTCAAATTGCGCTCTGTCTTTAGCTGTAACAATAAATTGACCAGCTGGCACAGCACCGTTCTCAAAGAAGCCTGCTTGATACGCGGCAATATAATCGTCAACATTAGCCCATTTGGAAATAGCGTTGCTTGGAGCATAACCACGGCTTAAATTGTATGGATCGTAGCCTGAATAGATTTCGATTACTTCATTCTCGCCGTAGGTTGAACCACTACATTGATAATATTTCTTACCGCCACTAACGACTTCACTTACGCCTTCCAAAAATGTCAGACCAGCAAAATTGTCCTCCGTGATATCACCACCAGCACAAGCCGTATTACCTTCATAATGCCACAAAAGTAAATATACTTTTGGGTGAACCAGTGCCATGACTGCCAAGGCTTCACGAAAGTCTGTTGCCGACATCTGCTTATTTGGATGATAAAGCGCATTAACGATATTGCTTTCTTTGACTGGCTTACCATTAGCGTCTATTGCGTACGGTCTAATAACGATGAATTTATTAACAATCGCTTTGATTGACGGGTAGGTATTATCGTAACTATTGCCCTTATAAAAACTATAAGCAAGTGGCGTTGAGCGATAATAACCAGCAGGATGAGAGCTAGTATCGTATAATGATGATTTTGATTTTGCGTTAAATAATCTCTTTAATTTATCAAGCATGAAATATTTCCTTGTAGCAAATTATGCGTTTATACAGGGTGGCAGATGAATAAAGCGATAATGTTATATCTTTACTTATATAGTTGTATATACATAAAGCAACCATGAAGCAATTTAACAGAGGTGGAAAAACGATTTTTGTTAAATCCGTGAAACAAAAATGTTATATCTAGCCAACGATTACTCCACCATATTCAATTTTTGGTGGTGCAGGTGGAGTGTAAAAACAGAGAATAGTAGCATCTGCTAGGTCAGGCGAGCGGAAGCCTCGTTTTTTATAATCGTCCTTACTTTCAACACCCCTACGCCCCTTGCTATCCATTTTCCATTCACGGTTCGATAACTCCACTAATAAATCTTTGTCATTAGCAATCGAAATTTGATCAATAATGGATTGCAAATAAAACCATGCTTCTGAAATGAGATTCGGATATTTATCGGGATTTGAAGCCTTAGCCCCGAAGTTAATCGGGATCACATTATAACCTCTTGCAATCATTTCATCAGTTACGCCACCACCTACGCCAGTGTCATCGATTTTGATTAGGACATCTTTGTCCGCACCAATAAAATTGACTAGTAGATCACAAACTTCAGTTGTGCGTTTTTTAGTAAACGAAGCTCGTCCGATTTCTTTTAGACCTTTTCGCTTCACAAATACAGTCCGGTCGCCACCAAGCCGTGCCACATCCACCCCAACTTCAATCGCTCCCTCATCATCTACTTCTTTCCCCATCGCCTCAATCACTTGGGCGGTCTGGATGATATTTTTATCTGAAATAGCAAGCGCTTTGCCTAGATAGTCATGAGCGTAGTCCTCTGGATGATTTATTCGAGCTTGTTCAATTTCATAAAGAATTTCGTTAGAGAGCCAGCCGTTTTTCTGCGCAATTCGATAATCTACCTCTAGATGCCAGACATCTTTACGTGGTGGGTTAGTGATGAAATAGGAGATCACAGGGTCAAGATCGGTGAGGCGGTTTAGTGTCCAGATAATTTTACTACCAGGCTTACGAATAGTTGGATTGAGAATACGTATTGATTTAAGGGTAATGGTTTGTGCTTCATCGATCCATGCAATATCAACGCCTTCAAGCGACTTAATGGTTGTTTCCACGTTTCGATCAAGACCTTTAAAGATGAAAGTTGAGCCGGTGTTGGTATTCGTGATGGTATCATTTGTCCAGACGAACTCGGAAAATCCATATTGCTGGATTAAGTCAATCAGAAGTTGATACGAGCTATCTGCTATATTTTTCTGAAACTGACGTAAGCAAGCAATACGTACTCGCCTTGAACGAGCCGTTAATAACAAAAACCGAGCCACGGTATGGCTCTTCAAAGAATAGCGACCACCCTCAATAACTGCATGTCGCCACCAGCTATCAAAAAGCGGCTTAAACTCACTTGGTAGCTTTACGAGTGTTTTTGCTATCACCATCCACAAACTCCACCAGCGCTACTGGTATTTCTATCTTTTCACCACCAGATGTAATATCACGCTTCTCCGTGATGCGAGCTTTCAGTTTGTTATATTCAGCAATTGCTTTCATCTTGGCATTAAAATCAGCATCCTGCACAATGAGCTTCTCAAGTTGCTTGTCTACAAATTGGTCGTTAAGTCCGTGAGCTTCAAAGATTTCGTCGATTCTTTCTAGTATGTAAGGTTTTGTAAGGTTTTCACACGCTCCTGCTTTTGCAGTCCTGTACCAGCCAGGCTTACTTGTATCGACATCGTAAGCTTCAATGTAGCTTTGAACACCATTACCAAAAAACTCTCTATCGCCTGCATACAATTGACAGAATAACTCTTGCTGTGGCGTTAGCTTATGCCCACTCTTTGTGGTTGGCTTAACAGTAGATTT